TAATCGATCTTCGTATGTTGGCATGTGGATTCCAGTGCTGTCTATGTACGGTGCAAAATACGACATGCATTTTCTCCTCCTTTACACGTTATAGTTAATTTCAACGGGTCCATCTTCTGTATCTGCTTTACAAGAATAATTAAATTGCCTGCCTTCAATAATCGAAACAACATCTTCCACTTCCAACACGCCGGATGTCTGTCGGATATACGATGTAATATAGTTAGCTAATGCTTGAGAATCTGCTTCAGTTAGCCGGGAGGATCTCATCATTTCTAGGACCTCATTCCCCCAAGCAGGATTTTCCCACCATTCGCCTGCCAACAATTCTAGGCGATCTTTTATCAATCTTGCTATGGCGCTTACACTCTCTAACAACGAAGCAGAAGTTAAAACCGGCAGAATGTCTCCATTTTCATCTACGGGGCGGATAATCATGCTTCTGTCCCTCCTCTACGAAAGCCGACAAACGCAAAGGCATCCGATAGGCTATGCATCCTCCCGGACGCAGGATCAGCAGAGTCTTCTCCATCAAACCATGCGTCCACATCACAGTCTGCAAAGACCACCAGGCAGGCATCTCCTGCGCTGACCTCATTACAGATAAACACCGGTACATTCTGCAGCACCGGCATGCCGGACAGCGCCAGCCGAACAGAAGCCGTGCCAGAGGTGTCGTCAAAAGAGTCCACGATCCCCGGCAAGGCACAGTGCAAAGAAGACAGAATTTCTTTTTTCAAGGCCTGAATTTCCGCCGGGCTTAAAGCATTAATCATAGCGACACCTCCATTAGCAGTTCGCTTTTCCATTCTCCTTCCAAATTATCTGCGCTTACGGATCTTTCCAGGACGAGTCCCTCTTGGGACCCGTCCTTCCATTTTACTCGGACGCTTTTCCCCAGCGGCCAGCCGGTGATCCGGGTCCGGAGGAGCATTTGCCTGCTTCCGACAAAAACAGGATCTGACAACAGGTCTTCGGAAGACAACTCTATACTTACTGGCAACTGCTCAGTTGGCACGATACATAAGCCAGATTCAGTTAAATATCCTCTGACATTTGCGGCTGTTAACGCAATCTCGATACATTCCGCCGCCCGGCCGTAAAAGGCCTGAGCCCTGGAACGCACCGGATCCTCTCCCGGAAAGGAAAGCAACGAGATCCCCGTTCTGCTGGCCTCCAATATTCTTCGTACCGTATTAGACACTGAAACGCCAGCTTCAACAGAAAGAGATACCGGCGCTTCCCACAGCCCCAGCCCGGCCGCAAAGACTGTTTCGGTTATCTTCCCCTCTGGCGCAATATACATGTATACATCTGAAACTTTGCCATATGCCAAGATGGAATCGTCATGACGAACAGATAAATACTTTGCAGCTCGCAATGCATGGTAATCCGAATCTGCCAAATTCCACAGCCGCAGGATAAAGGGCATCGGATACAAGCCCAAAGCATCGCACCCAGATAGATACGCACGACGGAAACCAAATATCGGCAAACCGTCTGCAAATACAGAAAGCGACCGATTCAAATCAGACATACGTATCTCCCCAGTATAATTGAAATTCATTTAAATCTGATCCTGTTGGATCTGGAGTAGACGGTTCATCTGTCCCTCGCAAGCAAATCATCGTTCCAAGCCCTTTTCCATTTCGCAAATAACGAAATGGTGCTAGCAAGTCATTAACCTCCCCATAAGAGCAGACCAAAGGGATCATATTTACCAGCAGTTCGCTGCTGGAATGATCCCAAATACTTACCACCCACTGGTCCGGTGCCGGCAGGTGCCGTATCTCCACTTGGGCATGAAATTCTTCCTCATCAATAATCACATCCAAAGTCATTACCTGCCAGCTGTCTTGCGTTAACGGAAGCAAATATCCTGTCATGTTTTACTCCTATTTATTTAGTTGCTATTTAACCCCAGCACTGGCTAACAATTGCTGTAGCGGCGAACCAGCGTATTTTTTCGTTCCGCTGCTGCCGGTGTTCGTCCGGACGGAGGAATTGCTGTTCGCCTTTACGGCCTCGGCATTCTCCTCCGTCACGGGGATATACTCCATAAAGGCCAGGGAACCGGACCAGCCGAACTGGTTTTCCTCATCCTGGGTGGCGTTGATCTCCGTCAGGAGCATCCGGTCGTATGTTGCCATTGAAGTAACAACCTTGCATAACGCTCTCTTTTTCTTTAAAGCGGCCATGCATTCCAGCATCCTCGCCGCCCAGCCGGCGGTCTGTTCCGTATCTGTTTCCACCACGGACAGGGTCACCTGGTTCGCCAGGTTCCGGGCGCCGTTGACAATATCCGATCCTTCCGATGCCTCGTTGTTCAGGTTCAGGGCCAGGTTATGCTCAATCGCCGTCACGCCGGTAAAATGATAGGTATATGTTTTCCTGCTGATAGTACATGTTACATAAGCAGTAGAAGATTTACTCATCCCATAACACCTCTTAACGTCCTCAGCAGATACCTCTCTGTCGTGTCATACAGCTTCTGCCCGATCTGTTCCGCGTTCGCTCCGGTAGACCTGACCTGGATTGTCACCGGTGCGGAAACATTCTGGCTGGTATTCTGCACCACCGGCGCGACCGTCTCATGCAGGGATGTCGACAACAGATCCCCCAGCTTCGCCAGCAGGCCGGAAGTACCGGCATCCGGAGCCGTTTCCTTTCTTGCAGACGAAGCCAGTGGCTGCGTCGCCGCAGGCGTACCAACGGCCTCCCGGATCGCCGGAAGAGGCTGCGTCGCTGTTTCCCCTGCGGGTTCCCGGATAGCTCCGGCGGTTTCGTTGTCCCCGACCAGGCTCTGTCTGGCTTCCGGAGAGAGCTCTGTCATCAGCTGCTTCAGCAGCGGCACCGCCCGGTTCTCCTTTTTCACGGGGATGATGTATTCCGCGTCCCCGTCTTCCGCCACCTGGACGTCGGTAGGCTTCGTAAACCGGCCGCCAGTAGACATCTTCAGGGTCGATCCGCCGCTGTCCCCGCCGTCTCCGCCTTCGCCGCCGCCCTCCGTCTCCACCACCGCCTTGATGGTAATCGGCGTGGAGAACATACTCTTCACGCTGGACAGGGCGGCGCTGGCCGCGGACACGATCCCGGAGGCATTGCCGGACAAGTTCACCGGCTGGGATGCTTCCTCCCGGAAAGCTTCCAGTTCTCCCCGGGCGCCTTCCAGATCCAGGGATCCTTCCAGACCGCTGCCTTCGCCTTCGCCGCTCTCAGTAGTAGTCGCCTCCGGAGGCTCGTCATATTTATCGACGATATCCTTTACGCCCTGGATCAGATCCGGCATAAGGGACTTGACTTGCTCTAGGTATTCCGCAGTATCATCGCCTTTGGCCTCTGCGCTAGCCAAATCTTGCAATGCTGCATTCAATTCTCTGGCATAATCTGAATTTGCTCTGGGTCCGATCTGGTTATATAGATACCGGCTGATCTCACTGCTCAATCCTTCATGGGAATCCAGATACGCGCCCTGCTGATCCCCGTAAAAGGAATCCGGGTTAACCCGGCTGCCGGTGTTCCGGTCGTATTCCTCATCCGGCGCCAGGGCATGAGCAAGAGATAGTTCAGCAGTACGTAGCGAATAATCCCGCGCCGACGAGTCTGGATTGGACGTCAGGGATCCACTCAGCAGAGACTGAATTTCCCCCTTATAGCCGTCGCTCCGGTATTCTCCGTTCTCCAGATTCCGGGCGGACGCTTCCGGATTGTACGGGCTGCCTGTGTCTCGGTTACCTTCTGCAGAATTAGACGAACTTCCCGTTCCGCTTCCGTCGTCTCGGTTTCCTTCTCCAGAAGGATTATCTTCGCCTAAGGCTACTTTTTGGTACTCCTGGATTGCAGCCGTAGCTGCTTCAAAAGCTGCTGCTACTTCGTTTGCCAGGTCCCGATTTTCTTCTAATACTTGTTGCAGGCGGGTAACGCCGCCTTCGTCAATTTCAACCGCAAAGGACGCAAGAAACTCCTGGCTAGCCATTCTGTGCTTCCCTCGCTTTCATTTCGTTTATTTTCCTTACCCGGATAAGCTCCACGATATCCAGCAGATCATCTAGGACATAGGTCCCATCCCAAAGCTCATGCTGCTTCCACATCCCCGCAGCTACAGGCAGAAAGAGAAACTCGTCGATATTTGGGCAGGTTACAGGGCAGTATCCGCAGGCGCGGTCTCCCGCTCCTTCGACTGCCCGCCGCCGAAAAAACCGGACAGGCTCCAGGCCAAACCTTCCAATAAGAGCTTCATGCAGGTAGGCGTATCGTGTTCTAGTTCCGGGTATCCCCACTCGCTACCAGTCATAACCGGATGTGGACCTGCCGGCAGGAGAACAGAAACATGATTGAACACCGAGGTCATGACGGAGCGCAGCTCGTCTTCAGAAAGAGAGGCGATCAGGTCCAGCATCGTTGGATTCCCATTAAGCCGCATCAGCAGCCGGAGCAGCATGACGCCGGAAAAAGCGTCTAGTTTGGAAAGGCGGAAGCTAGTTTTGCTTCCGTCAATCGTTATTTCAATGTCTTTAGTAGTCTGGCGCATAACTTCCTCCTACTGGTCGAGTCTCGTTTTTTAGCCCCATTGGTTTGCCATTGCTTTGGCTATTCCGGAATAAGTTTTGGATCTGCGCCTTGCAGATGCTTCTTTTTCATAACCCGTTCCGTAATCTGCAGAATACCTTGTAAGCCGACCGTCTTTATTTATGTAGCATTTCAGCTCAGGTTCAACGATATTTGTCGGTTTAAGCAGTGGAAGATTCCGAAGCCAAAGACACGTAGCTTTACGGGACGGATGGCCATATTCATAAGGCTGAATGATCTGATCAGGTTTTCTATATACGCCGCTCATTATACCAACCGGATTTTCAATCGCAACGCGTTTGGCGCTGCACAGAACAAAACCCATAAAAAGCCGGATTGCATCCATGCGATCTAAATATCTGGATCGTGCAGCCATGCCAAACTCGTCTTTAAACCAACGATTTCCGGTACTGGTTAAATAAGTGCACGGCGGATGTGCAATGATCAGGTCCCACACACCGGCACATTCATGACTCTTGCCGTCAACTGTTTTAAACACAACACCGCCGTTAATCATTGGCAAGCAATTCTCTTTAATGTGCCATTCCGGATGCCCCCCAGAGCAATCTACCATATCGCAGCTGTACGCCTCATGCCCTTTTTCTCGGAAAGCTTTACAAACCTCTTGGCTTTCCTCGCAGGCGATTAGTACCTTCATGCTTACTGCTCCGTAATCGTCGTGGCGAGCAAGGTATACGTCACATTCGTCGCGGTCCGGTCATAAGTCCGGTCCGGGGCCTTCTGCAGGGAGACGCCGGTACATACCGTCTTGAACCCGGACACGTTGTCTGTAATGGTCAGCGTTCCCAGGGCGATCCGGTTCGGGCTCCCCGTACTCCTCGCCCACCTGGCCCAGCGGCGGAGGAAATCATCCCCGATAGAATTCTGCGGCAGCTCGATCTGAATCGTGCCATTTGTCGTCTTCAGGCGGTTGACCACCACATACCCGTCCGCGGTGGTGGTATGGGACGTCAGGTCCCCCGCCGCGGAGATGGTGATCTTTCCGATGCCGCACAGATGCAAGTTTGCCGTGCCTACGTCCGGATGATACAGAACGGACTTTACGTCCGGAAGAGAATAAACGTTGTAAGCCATATTTAAGCCTCCTTACACCTGTACGTTGACAGTAATTACAATGCTTTCAATGCTTCCAGCAAGGGTTAATGCGCACTGAATCGGTACCGCTTTATGCGCTGCCCGGTCTGCATCGGATTGGTCATCGTAACTATCTGCCCAAAGGATAAAGCCGTTTTCTACCGCATCTCCATTTTTTACCGGGCCAATATCGGAGCCTCTCCAAATGCTAGATGCCAGGACTCCCTGGTCAGTATAGCCCATAAGAATTGAAGAGAATCGGTTAATAAACTGGGCCGTGCTGTCGTCTGTTTGAGGCATTTTATCCGGATTTTCTGCCAGCATAGTGACTGCCGCATTCTGCAAGTCGTTTGCGATCTTGTCTACATAGAGGATTTCGTCATAACGCTGGTTATTGCTAACAGATCCATTCTCTAAGAGCAGATGGGTGTAACCTCTGGTAACATATACATTGCAGCCCAGCGCTTTCAAATTGTCTACTTCCGTCTGCGTCAGCGAAGAAGGCTGGATTCCTTGCAGTGTTTTATAACACAAGGCAAATGCAGACCCGCTATGCGACAGATCTAACCCCATGGCCACACCCATTACGGCGGCGCAGTCCGAAGCGGCAGCGCAGTAGAACGGCACCGCCCGCTTGATGGAAGCCCCATGCAGCTTATCCAGCACGGAATTGGAAGCAATCGCCGAAGAAACAGTGCCCGTCACTGGCACAAAGAGCATCAGCGGCTGGGACAGACTTTCTACATGCTGGGCAAATGTCAGGTAATCCGCGGCGGAAATAGTATCGCAGGTCATGACCCCATAGAACCCCGCTGTCTGATTCAGGACTGCGTCCAGCGCCTGGCTCGGACTTTCCGACGTCGGATAACAGGAGAACAGCAGCTGGCTGGGTGCGGGCGAAGCAGCAAAGTATTTAATTGCCGCTTTATAAGCTTCCGACGAAGCCAGGAAACCCATCTCCGTCAGCCCTGCCGCGGCCTCCGCCGCCGAATTAAAAGTGGTTAAACGATGAGATGTAGAGAACGGATTCTCTTGAGCGAGAATTAAGCCAATATTAAAAGACGCAGGGGTCGCACTAGTCCGAACCGTATTGACAATAACTCTTGCGATGGTGTTAATACTAAGCATTTTTACCTCCGTATGATCACCGCCGGAGCGGTGCTAATAGCACTGCGGGCCTGAGCCCGCTGTTCATCCCGGGCGCGGAGCTGGATCGTGAGATCTGCCCGCTTCCGCCACAGGCTCCCTTCTTCCTCATGCAGGAGAGCCGGCTGCGGCGGATCCGGCACCGGAAAGATCCCGGCATTCCGCAGGATCTGCCGGGGAAAGCCCCGGCCGTCCAGGTACAGCATGTGCCGGATCCGAGAGGCGTATTCCTCGCAGGCTGGCCCGTAGCAGACGATCACCAGGTGATACTTGACCGTCGTGCAAACCGTCGGCACATGGGTACCGCTGGCTCCTGCCTCGTTATTCCACTCTGTAGAAACGGGATCGGAAGCCAGGTCCTGCAGAACGGTCCAATAGATCACATTCTTATTCCGTGCCGGTCGGGGAACATTCTCCGGCTCGGCATAGGCCTCATGGATCAGCTTGATGCCCTCCGCCGCGGACAAGTTCAGGCAGGCGCATAGCGCATCAAAGATTGCCGTATGAAAGGCAGAAGATTCAGAAATCATGACAGCTCCCTCATTAGCACGGCGTAAGCCTGATAGTATCCAAACATTTGCCAGTCGCGAACTCGAACAACTCGCCAGGTTCGGTTGTTCCAGCCAATTTGATCAGCACCCGTAAAGACCGCAGCGTTTCCTTCCGGTATACCAACGCTTAAGGCGCAATCTGTGTAAATCATAATAAATTCATTGTTACGTTCTTCTTCCGGTAGCAGCTGGATCATTTCCGGCGTTCCCGGATGAATACATCCCGTGGCCTGGCTTGTTACTTTGCTTGATGTCGTTCCTGTTCGTGTGCGGGTATATGTAATACGCTCTACGGTAAAGATTGTGCAACCCAGCTCAGGATCAAAAATAGCGTCTGTTACGTTCATCTAGGTTATCTCCCCGTGATTTCATAATCAAAATCTCCGTACAACGCTGCTGTGTCCTTCATGGGCGTGCTCCCAGACTTCCCTCCAATTAACACTCCTTTTTTTGCCACCGGGTTATAGACCCACCCGCCTGACAATGTTTTGGGGGAATTCGGTGGGCTTATACCTCCATCAATATATTCCCGGATGCCGTCGGCTCCCCGCTGGCCGCAGCCTTCCATACCGGCGACGGTACCGGCCATATCTCCATCAAAGGCCGCCTCACAGGACTCTAGGAGAAACTCCCCCATTTCCTGCTGCAGCCCTTCCTGATGCAGTGCTGGATCAACCACTGGCCGGGGCGGAATATGCATAATCGGAGATCCGCCTGTATGAATTCCCAGAAGAAAGAACGACCTGCCAGAAGCATGGGACGTGAGGCCTACATCCACCTTGCTCTTTAGAAGGTAGTCAATGCATTCTTTTTGCTTTGTAATGTGCTCGGTATCCTCTGTAAAAGTAAGCTTAATCATGGCACATATTTCGAACGGCTATACAGCCTAAGCAAACTTAGAAGCTGTTTCCCAAAATCTGTTTCAGTTAAATCTGCAAATCCAGTCTGTGTGGATGCGGACGAAGATGCAGACGTACTGTACGATACAGAAACTTCTCCTACCTTTTTACTGGCGATTTTCTGCTGGGCCTGCCCCGCCGCGGCGATCTGCGCCTTCGTCGGCGTAACCCCGTCGGGCAGCGCCACCCGGGCATACATCGTCAGTTTATGAGCCGTATAAAGCCGGCGGGCCTCCTCCGCATCCTCCGGGGCAAAAGCAGTGAAGCGAGTGTTGGCCTGGCGGATATATTCTGTTAAAACAACAGCAGGAGTGAAGTTGGCGAATTGCGGATAAAATGCGGTAAATTCCGCCTGTGTCATAAAGATGACTCTCCTTTCCGCGCTTGCACTTCACGTGACAGCTCTTATTTCTTTTCGGCAGCCTTGGTTGCCTTTGCGTCCTGCTTTGCTTCGGTCGTTTTTCCGTCCGCCTTTTCTTCGTTCTTTACCTTAGCTACTTTGCGTCCGTCCGCCAGGGCTCCGGCCATCGGATCCTGTTCCGCGGCCTTCTTTTCGGCGGCGGTCTCGACCACGTCAATGGATCCCTCCGCCACCAGGGCCCCGAAGAGCAGGTCCTGCTTAATGGCTTCCGGGGCGTCATCCTTATAGACCAGGCGGTCCGCCGGACCGATCCGGTAAAT